GGATACATATATAGATCAGTCAAAGGATCCGGCTATATATATAGCAAAAGTAAAAATAAAAGCATATAAGCGCATGAAACAACTTGATCCAGTAACAAGCATGAAATATGAAAAAAGTAGTGTTAAACAAGTCTGGAACATGCAAAAAGCGATGGAAAACAGACAAGGTGCACCCCCTAGGTTTTGGCGAAATGAAAAGGAGGTCACGGGGTCGGCAACGCCTTCCATCTACTGTACCTATTCAGGTTGAAAAAATGAAAAGGGAGTCACGGGGTCGGCAACGCTTTCCATCTACTGTACCTATTCAGGTTGAAAAAATTCAAGTGATAAAAATTTTTGGGGTTTTTGGTTTGAAAAATATCAAGAGTATCATGTGTTATTGGTATTGGTTGTATATATATAGTATTGTTGCATCCATTGTATCAAGTATCATTGATATCATTAGCCTATTTTGAATTTATTTTTATTGATTTGGTATATATATAGGAAAAGTCTTATATTTGGATAAGGAACCAAATGAAAGGGATACTATGAAGCGCACCAGGAATTTAAATGAAACAAAGAAGAAGGTGATAGAAGCCATCAAGGCCAAGGAAGGTGATACTTCTTGTGCCAGATATCAACCGGACTATGAAGATGAATTGCAGTTTTCCAACAAGGTTGGGTTGGAAGCTACTCCGCCGTCGAAGCCAGCGAGTGTGAAGGTGTGGAATGATTCGATTCCTGCCAGGGCTTACAGGTTGTGTTTGCTGGGGTTGTCGCAGGAAGAATTGGCTGTTGCCTTTGGGGTGTCCGTCGAGACGATTGAGAAGTGGATACAGCGTTATCCAAAGTTTAGGAATGCGGTGAGGTTGGGGACCCAAGAGGCGGATGGACGGGTGGTGCACAGTTTGTACAAGAAGGCGACGGGGTACGCCTATTATGAAGATCAGGTCACGGTTTCACACGGGAACGTGATAGTGACCAGAGTACAGAAGTTCGCACACCCTGAGACCACGGCGGCCATTTTTTGGTTGAAGAATCGACAAAGGCAGCACTGGTCAGATGTACAGAAGGTAGAGAAGCACATCCAGATGGAGATTACCTCGAACGATGGTCAGTATGACCTAAGCGACGTGACAGATGAAGAATTGGCTATTCTGGAGAAGATAGGTTTGAAGGACTTCAAGATAGAGAATTGACCATGGAAGATATAAACTACTTTGAGAGGATTGTCAGTAGGCCGGTCAGAACCACTCCACCGAAATCGGTGAGGGTGAAGAAGGCCATTAGCAACCCCATTGTGATTAAGAGGGAGGTGTTGAGGAGGAGTTTATATAAGTTCATTCAGGAGTTTTGGCCGGAGTACTCAAACGACGATTTCGTTGGGAATTGGCATATCGAAATACTTTGCAAGGAATTGGAGAACATTGCCCACAAGGTAGCCAACAATCAGGAGTGGGAATATGATTTGATTGCGAATGTTCCACCTGGTACATCTAAGACGGCTGTGGTGAGTATCTTTTTTCCTATTTGGTGTTGGATAAATTGGCACTGGATAAAGTTTATCACTGCTTCATATGCAGAGACACTCGCACTGGAATCTGCTGATTATTCACGTGATATTATGCGAAGTCAGAGATTCAAGACCTTGTTTCCAGAGTTGGAGATACGTTCCGACAAAGACAAGAAGGGGAACTTCAAGATTGTGAAGACTGTATATACACAATCAGGTTATCAAAGTGTACAGCAAGGAGGAAACAGGTTTTCTACTTCCGTTGGCGGTACTCTTACAGGATTCCACGGACACATACTAATTGTGGATGATCCATTGAATCCCAATCAAGCTACTTCTGAAGCGGAACTTAGGAATGCCAATCACTGGGTTTCACAAACTCTGTCCACACGTAAAGCAAACAAACGTACAGCTACCACTATCATGATTATGCAAAGACTTCACCAGAACGACCCATCCGGATACATCCTCAACAACAAGGCAAGGACAGTGAGACATCTTTGCTTGCCAGGGGAAATCCGTGATTATCGTGATTGTGTGGTTCCAAAGGAACTCGTGAAGTACTACAAGGATGATTTGTTGGATCCAAAGCGGATGCCGTGGTCTGTGATAGAGAGACTAAAGGCAGATTTAGGGCAGTATGGATATGCGGGGCAGATAGGACAGAAACCTACACCACCCGGAGGAGGAATGTTTAGGATAGATAACATTCCCATTGTGCACACATTTGACCCTACACAGGTAGATGGACAGATAATTAGATACTGGGACAAGGCAGGTACACAAGGAGGCGGTGCCTATACAGCAGGTGTGAAGATGGCAAAGTTGAAGAATGGCAAATATTTGATTCTGGACGTGAAACGTGGGCAATGGAGTACTGATGTACGTGAACGCATAATCAAACAAACTGCGCAAGCCGACGGCTATGAAACCACTATCTGGATAGAGCAGGAACCTGGTTCAGGAGGAAAGGATTCAGCACATGCTACCATTACCAACCTTGCTGGGTTTACTATATATAAGGAGTTGCCGAAAGGTGACAAGATATATCGTGCCGACCCATTTTCTGTACAGGTCAATGAAGGCAACGTGATGCTGTTACACGGACCTTGGAATGAAGAGTATCTACGAGAACTTGAATACTTTCCATTCTCAACTTATAAGGATCAAGTCGATGGTTCTTCAGGAGCTTTTTCTAAATTAGCAAGAAAAAAAGAAGTAAAAATATATTGATATGGAAAGGACTAAATTAAATGATGCACAAATAAACGTACTTGCAGAAACAGTTGCTAGATTACGTTTGGCTTCCCAATTAGGAACATCCTTTGGTGGACAAAGAGACTTGTATCAAACATTTGGATACAAAAAGGATTTATCCTATGAAGACTATATTCGACAATACAAAAGACAAGATATAGCCAAAGCTATTATCAAACGTCCCGTTGAAGCAACATGGGCAGGGGATTTACATGTATCCGAATATGGTGCTTCAGAAGACACTGAATTTGAACAAGAATGGACTAGGTTGGAAAAGAGGTTGAAGTTGAAAAACAACTTTGCCAGATTGGACCGTCTTACTTGTTTAGGAAAATATGGTGTATTGTTGTTAGGTTTTTCTGACACACCTACCATACAAGATTTTGCAAAGCCTGTAACGCAAAAGAAGGGGTTATCCTTGCTTTATGTTAAGCCATTGGGCGAAGGGTCCGCTAAAATAGATTCGTTTGAGGATAACACCAATTCCTCGAGATTTGGCAAGCCTTTATTTTATAATATAACCGTCAAGTTAAACAAAAGCGAAAGTCCAAGTACTTTGAAGGTACATCATTCAAGAGTGCTACACGTTGCTTGGGACTTGATGGAGGATGAAAATGAAGGTACTCCAACAATGGAAGCTGTTTTCAACCGTCTGCAAGATTTGGAAAAGTTGATAGGTGGTTCTGCTGAAATGTTTTGGCGTGGTGCAAGACCTGGTTTCCAAGGAAAGGTAGATCCGGAATACAGTATGAGTGAAGCACAGGTGAAGGCACTTCAGGAGAAAATGGATGAATATGAACACAATCTTCGTCGATTCTTTATTCAGGAAGGTATTGAATTAAGGAGTTTGGCACCACAAATATCTGACCCAACGCCACACGTTACTATACAGATACAAATGATTTCAGCAGTAACCGGTATTCCACAACGTATTTTGTTAGGTTCTGAGAAAGGTGAACTTTCTTCCGACCAAGATGCTACCATGTGGAAGGTTGCTATACAAGACAGAAGATTGGAACAGGTTGAACCATGCATCATCCGCCCATTTGTAGAAAAGATGCTTGAATACAATATATTGCCACAGCCAAAAACTAAGGATTTCATGGTTCTTTGGAGTGATTTGTTTGCTCCATCTGAAAAGGAAAGGGCTGAAACAGGTAAGACTAGGGCCGCTGCGGTTCAACAATATTTACAAAATCCAATGGCCATTGAAGTACTTCCACCTGATGTATTTATAGAACTATTCCTTGGACTGACTAAGGAACAAATTACTTTGGTACACAAGATGAGGGAAAAAGCAGGTGTACTTAATTTGGAATTAGACAGGGAAATTCCATCAAATGAGGAAGAAGAAGTACAACAGGAATAAAAATTTTTACAAAATGTGTCATATTTGCCAAAATAGTAATATATTTACCGTGAATGCCAAACAGGATGGCTATGATCCTACACGTACAACGGTACTTAGGAACATGTTCGTGAATAGAATGAATGTGAGATTTAATAAATTTGCACGTGAAGTTCGAAGCGAAATTGAAAGCGGAAACATCCTTAGGGAAGGTAGGATATCCTTGTACCAAGGAACAACACCAAACAGGTTCCCAATTGATGAAACTAAGGTAACTGCATTTATGCAATGGTTACAACTTATGATAGACAGGGAATTGTTGACGGTTGGTAACTATCCACAACTAGGAAGAGCTTTGCATGATAGATGGACTGATATGTATATTGAGGATTCCTATAAGAGAGGCGTGATTCGGGCCAGAATGGAAATGCAAAAAGCAGGTATGAAAGTGGATAGTATTGAAAAATCTGGTGGTATTCAGGCTGTAATGGGTACACCATTTCACATGGACAGAGTCGGTATCCTTTTTATAAGGGCATTTGAAGAACTGAAAGGTGTGACTTCCCAGATGAGTACACAAATCAGTAGGGTACTTGCAGAGGGAATGATGAATGGTGACAATCCTAGAGTGATAGCAAGGAAACTAAATTATGTTATCACTGGTTCCGGACAGGATTTAGGTGTAACGGATTCATTGGGAAGGTTTATTCCCGGGAAGAGAAGGGCACAAATCATTGCAAGAACTGAAATAATCAGGGCACACCACAGGGCAATGATTCAGGAGTACAGGAATTGGGGATTGGCAGGGGTATATGTACAAGCTGAATTTAGGACAGCTGGGGACGAAAGGGTATGTTCAGAGTGCCAATCTTACCACGGAGAGTTGTTTAGTTTGGATGAAGCAGAAGATATGATACCAGTTCATCCACAATGTAGATGTATTGTTTTACCATATGAACCTACATACTGATGGAAAAGACTTTAATTTTACATAGTAAGCAAGTAACAGCTGACTATGCTTTGCGAATAGAAGTATTGGAACAACAACAGTATTATGTTGTTCCAGTTGTTATGATGCTTGAAGGTGTTCATCATGGTTCCGGTGGACCATTACTGCATAAGGCAGAAAATCTTTCCCAGAACACTGAAAAATGGAACGGTATTCCAGTCGTAATAAGCCATCCGCAAAATGATCAGGGGGAATACATAAGTGCTTATGACGAACAGGCTCTTTCTAGACACGTTGGAATTATACAAAATACTCGATTTGAAGATGGAAAATTGAAAGCAGATGCTTATATTAGTGTTCAGAAAGTAGCGGCTGTTTCACCAAAGGCTTTAACATACATCCAAACACAACATCCTATGGATGTATCCGTTGGGGTATATAATTTGGTACAAGAGGAAGACGGTGTATGGAATGATGAAACATATACAGGTATTGTTACCGAATATTATCCTGACCATTTGGCTTTATTGCCGGATGAAGTTGGAGCTTGTAGTTGGGAGGATGGTTGTGGCATACGTGTTAATTCAAATAATAGTAACCAAAAGAATGAAAACATGCTCGATTTTGATTTGTACAAAAAGTTGAATGAAAATGGGGAAGTTGTTATTCCGGTGAATAATGCTGTTTCGTTAAACGGTATTATGGATATGGTTTATAATTATGTCAATTCACTGGATAATGATGTACGCATTGCATTCGTAGAAGAAGTCCATGAAGACTTTTTCGTGTATCGCATACGGAATAGACAATCTAATAACAGTCCTAAGCTGTATAAGCAATCATATTCCGTAGATGATAAAAATGAACTTGTCCTCAATGGGGATCCTGTTGAAGTTAGAAAGAATGTGACTTACGAAACCCTGCAACAAATGCAGCGTACTAAATTTAATAATAACCATAATAAAAATGCTATGGACACTACACAAAAAGTAAACCAATTGATAGCAAATGGCAAATTTGCTGAATGTGACCGTGCATGGCTTTCCACTTTGAGCGAAGATGCTTTGGCAAAAGTAGAAGCTATGGTCAACAAACCAAAAGAAACTGCTCCGGTTCTGGATGTCAATAGTGCTATTGATTTCCTAAAAAAGAACTCTCTCAAAAAGGAAGAAGTGCTTTCTTTGTTATCTGAACAGGATAAACAAGCTGTTGAAATAGGTCTTGCTACCTATGCTCAACAAAGGGCTGATTACATTGAAACTGTAACCAAGTCTTCTGATGTGTGGACTAAGGAAGAACTTGAAGCTATGGATTTCAATACCCTTAGCAAACTTGCTAAGTCAGTTGCTAAAGAAGACACTTCTATCAACAATTATGCTGGATTAGGTGCCGGTAGAGTTGAAGAACAAGATGACATTGATTTCCTACCAATTCCTTCCGTATATAGCGGATCAAAGAACTAATTTATTAACATTAAAATTTGAATACAATGGCTGCTAAACACATTATTAAATTGAAAGACTACTTAAAGGTAGTTACTGAGTATCCGGCTGATTCTGCTATCACTCCAGGTACTTTTATTGCATTGAATAGTGACGGAGAAGTAGCTCCTGTTGCTGATGAAGAAAAAGGTCTTATGGTAGCTGATTACGATGGCTTCCAAGGTAAGACTATTAATGATGCTTATGCTACTGGTGATATGGTACAATGTTGGATTCCACAACGTGGTGATGTTGTATATGCTGTTCTTGCAGCAAGTCAAACCATCGCGGTTGGGGATCAACTTGCTATCACAACTGGTGGTGTTCTTAAAAAGAAAGGTACCGCTGATGTAGCAATAGCTATTGCTGAAGAAGCTGTAACAACTGGTGCATCTGCAACTGGACGTGTTATTGCAAGAATTATCTAATTCGTAAACCTTTAAAACTTAATAAAAATGGATATGGAATTTTTGACTCCAAATGGTGCTGCATCTGGTAATGTTGCTGCTCGTTTGTTAAATAATGGAATGAAGGGTGATATGCTTCGCCCTTATGTCGCCAAAGATGGTAAAGCCTATGTATCTGTTTACAAAGGTGGAGACCCTACTAAGAAAGAAAGCTACCAAACATTTCAGGTCAATGCTGCAACCCTGTTGAAAGACGAGTGGAAACAGTTGGACACTGCTGTAATTCGTGTAGCTGATGAACGTCTGGTTGGTATATCTGACTTGGAAGCTGCTGGATTGGTTTACAATCTGCCAAATGGTCTTGGTACTACTGTACTGGAAAGCCAAACCATGAGTGATGCTCTTGAAGCTGAACTTTCTATGGATGGTGTTCGTCGTGGTAAAGGGGACGCTCCTCAATATGGAATGGTATATCTGCCCTTGCCAATAACCTACGCTGATTATGATATCAACGCACGTGTATTGGCTGCTTCCAGAACTAAAGGGGAACCTCTAGATACTACTATGGCAGAACGTGCTGCCCGTAAAGTAGCTGTGAAGTTGGAAGAAATGCTGTTTACCGATAAGACCTATTCTTATGGTGGTGGTGTAGTTTACTCTTATGTAAACCATCCAGACAGGAACCAACTTACCTTGACTAAGGCTTGGAATGATAGTTCCATTACCCCAAAAGAGATTGTTGATCAGGTTTTGTCTTGGAAACAAGCTGCTATTAATGAACGTAGGTATGGTCCTTTCCAAATCTATATTCCAACTGCATACGAAACCGTTCTTGACCAAGATTATGATGTTTCTGGTGCTAGTGCCCAAACCATCCGTGAACGTATCTTGAAGATTTCTGGTATCCGTGGTATCACTGTATCAGATACTCTTGCAGCTGACAATATTATATTTGTCGAAATGCGTCCTGATGTAGTTCGTTTGGTTAAGGGTATGCCCATCCAAAACGTAGAATGGAGTTCAGAAGGTGGAATGACCACTCATTACAAAGTAATGACCATCCAAGTTCCTCAAATCCGTTCTGATTACAATGGCAATTGTGGTGTATTCCACATAGCATAATTTTTAATAAGGCTAATCAAGCTTTTAATATTATTTATTATGGCAAACGTAAAAACAGAATCTGGCTCTCTTTGGAGAAAAAAAGGTGGTGGTGTCCTTATTCTAAGGGATGGCAGAAAGGTAAGACAAGGAGACACATTTCGTGCCAGAAGAATTGACATTCCTAAGGCATTCCTGTCCTCTTTGGAGGTAATAGAGTCAGAGACTACTACCATTGTTGAAAAGACAAAGAAGACCAATGATGTTTACAAAATTGTAGAAGTTGCTAAAGGCTTTTACAATATAGTAGATGCCAATGGCAAGAAACTTTGTGAGAAGAACCTTCGTAAAGGTCCTGCTGAACAGTATTTGAAACAACTGCTTGCAGGGTCTGGGGACGATGAACAAGATGAAAATCAGGAGTAAGCTATGGCTTGGAAAATTCCAAAAATATGGGAAGGTGGTACCGCATGGATTATAGGGTGCGGTACCTCTTTACTATTTGAATTTGGTATTCCGTTTGGGCTAGCAAGGAAAGTTATCAACGGAGAACTACCTTTGTCGGAATATTCACCTTATTTAGCTCCTATACATGATAAACATGTAATTGGTGTCAATCATGCTTTTTTAATAGGAAACTGGATTGATGTATTTTACTTTTCTGACAAGGAAATGTATATACAGAGTGATATGGACACAAGAATTGCTGAATTTGAAGGATTGCGTATAACAAACAACCCAGATATAGGCAATGACCGAGAGCTTTTAGAATCGGCTGATATAAAATATGTTCGACGTAGTACTAAAAAAGCATGGGGTTTGTCACCAGAAAAGGATGCCGTATGCTTTAATGCCAATAGTGGTATGAGTGCTATTGATTTAGCTTATCATTTTGGTGCAAAAAGGATTATCCTTTTGGGTATGGATATGACTTGTACAGAATTAGGTTCACACATACATTCTATAGAAACCAAATTAAGCAAAGGACAAGATCCAACTAAATCTTTTAAAAGACACATGCGGTCGGCCTGGGATATTTACAAAGATGCACAAGAAAAAGAAATTGAAATATTGAATGCAAGTGCGGTAAGCAAAATACCATATTTCCCTAAAGTGAAAGCAAAGGATTACTTTTAAATAAATAAGATATGAAGATCGTTCCACCCATCCTGATAACTGGTTGTCCTCGTTCTGGCAAGACACTGATAGCAAATATACTTGCTATATCCGGTGCTTATTTTGGTAAAGTGGATAAAATGTATGAAAATACGCAATACGATGCTTTGATTAATACAATAAAAACTTTGTATGAGGAACACGGGCAACAAATGATTCCACAGGACTTTAGAGACAAAGTATGCTCTATTATACAAAAACAAGGATACAAAAGTGGAATTTGGGCCATAAAACATTCTGATATAGCTTTATTTTGGCCGGTTTTTCAGTATGCCTTCCCTGATGCCAAAGTTGTACTTGTGAGGCGGGATATGAGTGATATTATTTATTCATGTATGCACACTAGTTATATGACACAATGCAACACCAAAGAAGAATGGAGGGTTTACCTTAGTGCATATGAAGTTGGTATGAGGGATATGATAATGGTAGGTGGAATGAATTGCAAAACAATTTGGCCAAATCGTATGGTCCAAGGAGATTACAGGGAAGTATATGAATTACTGGAATGGTTGGGATTACCTTGGAAGTCGGAAATATTGTCAAAAATTGACCCTAAATTTTGGAAACAACGTAAAAATAAGCAATTATGTCAACGATAACTATTGATGAAGTAAGGGCTATTATCCCTACAACTATTCCTGATGAAGATATGGTTCATTTTATTGAATCTGCGGATGCAATGATGGACGTATTGAGAGAGACTGATTTGCCTCCAAAAATTATGAAGGAGATTCACAGGTGGATGACAGCGCACTTAATTGCAAGTAGCCGGGAAAGGCAGGCCAGAGAAGAAGGAGCCGGAGGTGCTTACATCAGATATACTGGAATGTCTTATACTGGTTTGAGAGGAACTACTTATGGCCAACAAGCCATTGCACTGGATACAACTGGTACTTTGAATACCATTGCAGGAAAAGCGGCTAAAATGTGGGTTATAAAAGAGGGTAAATAATAATGGCTATCAATGATTTCATAGAAAGAGTTTGTGTACAACCATGTGTACATTGGAAGTACCTAGGTACTGATGGAATGGGTATGTCTTTATTTTCTGATCCGGTACAGATAAAGGTTAGGTGGACAGACAACGATGGTTTGCAAAAAGACGATAGAGGCGAAATTTTCGACGGAAAAGCAATTGTCCTTATACCAGACTCAGCCGGTACCATTTCGCGAAAGGATTACCTATTCCTTGGCGAAATTGGGGACCTTACAGACACCAATCCATTAAACATAACAACGGCATACGAAGTACAACGGTTTACCAGAATACCAATGATATTTTCAAATACGGTTTTTGTCAAAACAGTTTATTTGTAAAAAAATGGCTAAGCTATATACAATAAAGGGTGTGGATACGGTAATGAAGAACCTTAATAAGAAAATAAGTAGTTTTCAAAAGAACATTACCAGTGCTGGATTTATTCGTGTAGCTATGGAGATACACAGAAGAGCAGATACCGACACGCCATTAGTTCCTGTTGATACAGGTAACCTAAGGGCTAGTTATTTTGCTTTTGTAAAAGATAGTCAGGGTTCTGAAAGTAGTTTTTCCACTACTGCTGGAAGAAAAAAGGGTATTAAACAAGAGCTATTACAACAGCAACAAGCCAACAAGTCCAGAGCAAAATCTACGCTAAAAAAGTTGGCTAAAAATGGTGGGATGGTATTTGGATTTGCTGCAAACTATGCAATTCCAGTACATGAGAACCATACGGCAAATTGGAAACGACCCGGAGCCGGTTCAAACTATTTTCTTGCACATTTGAAAGCTGCTGAAGGTACTATTATAAAAATCCTAAAAGATTCTGCAAAATGAACGCTGTAACAATTGATATAAAGGATTTTATAACTGCCAATGTACCAAAATGGGTATTTGGGCAAAATTTATTCATAGCACGTATGCCGGATCAACCGAATACATGTGTAACTTTATACGATATAAATGGGACCAGACCTGATTTAGGATTAAAAAAAGAATTGTATTTTAGAGATGCATTTCAGGTGGTTGTTAGGGATGTAAACTATCAACAGGCTATGGATAATGCTTGGGAACTTATAGACGTATTGCAAGGGCAATATGGACTTGAATTTAATGGAAGAACCTACACCTTGATAAGTGTATTACTCACTCCGGAAGTACTGGAATGGGATACAAAAAACAGGGTGTCTCTTATTTTTAGTATGGAAGCACAAAGAAAATGATTGTTTAATTTTTAATTATTTTGAACTATGGCACAAAGTAAAGCAATTACTGGTCAAGGTACCATCTTTAAAAGGAATGGTGTAGCAATTGGCGAAATCAATTCCATAGATGGACCAACCAAGTCAAGGGAAACAATTGAAGTAACCAGACTTGAAGATGTTGACGGCTATCGTCAGTACATTGCCGGATTACGTGAACCCGGTACTGTTACACTGAACATGAACTTCACCAGGGAGAACTATGACGTGTTGAATGCAGACTTCGAGTCTGACACAATTCAAACATATGCTATTGAACTACCTGATGAAGACGAAACTGTATTCACTTTCAGTGGATTTGTAACAGAACTTCCAATCTCTATTCCTATTGGGGATAAGATTACTTGTGATGTTACTATTCAAATTTCCGGAAAGGTTAACCAAAGTACTGCATCATAAGGTGCATTATTTGATCTAATCAAGATTTTATTAACAATTAAAACTATTAATCATGGTTAAGTATTATGCAACACAATTTGGGGAAGTCCCAGTAAGATTGACTATCAGTTGCTTAAAGAGATTTGAGCAAAAGACTGGAAGGTCTATTTTTGGTGTAGATATGTCGGATATGAAAATAGCCGATATAGAATTGTTGTTTTTTTATTCACTTCAAAAAGGATTACGTGTAACAGGAACAACATTAAAACACCAAGACGGAACCCCTGTGGATATTAATGATCCAGAAGTTATTGAGGATATTTTTGACCAATGCTATGTTTCCTTCCTAAAGGATATGCCTTCTTTCTTTAAGGAAATGGGTCCAAAAGAAGCCGAACTAGTGCAAGAGGCTAAGGAAGAAAGTGTAGATAAGGAGGGAAAAAACTAAACACCCACGGAGGATATAGCTATGACCGATTATGTGGAATAGCTATATCCAGACTGGGGTTGTCTGCTCAGGAATTTTATGATCTTACTCCGGTAGAGTTTTTCATAGCACTGGAGATTGTGAATAAAAAGGAAGAGCAACAAGTCCAAACATTGATGGAAGCGGCCAGATTCATAACGTTGCATATCTGGAATGCGGCAGGAAGACAGATGAAGAGAATAGAAAACAATCCATCAAAATTGTTTCCCTTCCCGTGGGATAAGGACACTAATAGAGGTAAGCGCAAACAATCTGTTGAGGAAATATGGGCTACAATGAAGGGAATAGCTAGTATGCAAAACAGGTATGTGAATCAACAGCAAAAGCGCAAAAAAAGAGAGATTAAACCTGATAAAACGCAAGGCAATGAGTGAAGAAAAAATAGGTGCATTAATTGCCCAACTAGGACTGGATATAAATGAGTTTAAGGCTTCTATGGAAGAAGTAAAAACCTCTTTCAAAAAAGTTGAGACTGAAGCGGAAAAGTCTTCCCAGTCCATTAGTAGGAGTTTGGACAAGACTGCCGGCTCAATGCAAAAGTTTGGGAAGAATCTCTCTATGTATGTCACAGCACCTATCTTGGGATTAGGTGCTGCGGCATTTAATGCTGAAAAGAAATTTGACCATCAGATGAACATGATGGTGTCTATGGTAGGAATTGCCAAGGATGAAGTAGAGGCAATGAGGGTACCTGTTATGAATTTAGCGTCTGAAACAGGTATCATGGCAAAGGAATTGGCTGATGCTATGCAGTACATTACTTCTTCTGGTTTTGAAGACACAGCAGAAGCTTTAGATATATTAAGTGCATCCGCAAAAGTGGCGGCTGTTAATCATGCAGATGTAAAGGATGTCTCTAACTTGGTTACTTCTGCAATGAACGCCTATCGCCAAAGTGGATTGGAAGCCTCTGAGGTTACGGATATGCTTGTCCGGTCAGTAGCTTTGGGAAAG